AGTAATCACTGTGACTGTTTGATACTTGAATCTCGATTCCTCTTCTAATCCATAGTTGAGAGTAACCTCTAAACGCACCAACAAGTCCTGTGTTTTCTGTTTCAGATGTAGTTTGAACTACTGGTAGTCCCCATATCCTTTCAGGACCCGCATCTGCCGGGTTACCCCAAATGTATAGTCCGTCAGAAGTTTGTAGTAATCTGATCGCCTGCCAGTCGTTCGGGTGCAAGATTACAGTGTCCGGTTCTGCCGCACCTGTAGTTCTTACTTTTGTGATTGCCTTGTGAATTGCGTCTGGTGTTGAGTCAGAACCTTTTGCCTGTGTAGAAATTCCTGATGTATTCAAGACTCCTCTAAGGTTTGGTGCTGATCCGTCACCTGTTAGCAATTGCGAATCTAATCTTTGCTGAAGCATGAACCCTAATCTGTTATCAATGTAACTTGATACTTGGGCAACGTCCTCTAGCTGTTCGTCAGTTACTGGCAAAAATACTGCCACTTTTCTAACGGTTGAGCTTGTTTCAGTTAATGCTAAAGCGGCTTCCCCGTATTGGGCTGCCTCAGCGGCTTCTGCCGCATTGTTTGTGAATGTAGATTCAGCCATCCAAGTAACAGATGAATTTGTAGTTGTACCTGAAGGTATAACGTCTGCTACTTTTAATGGGTATTGTGCTGAGTCTATTACTAGACCAGTTCTAACTGTTGGTGGTGCCCAACCTGCAGACGTTGTAAAGTCTGTTTTGATTAAAACGTTCGGGTCTATGTCTAATTCAGACGCTTCACCGACTCCACCACTTATTGTTGAGTATGCTTTTGATTCTACGAACATTTCACCAACTGATTTGTGTCCAATTGGTTCAACGTCAGGCTGTACCATTTTAACTTCAGGTTGGTTTTTTTCTGCTTCGTAGCTTCTTATTTTTTCGTCGATTCCTTGAAGTTCTTTGTACTCTTCAATTTCTTTTACTACAGCGTCAAGTTCTCTAGATTGTTTCTGTACGAACTCAACTTTATCTGCATTGCTACCGTCGACGTGTTTAACTTTTGAAAAGTCTCTTTCAGAACCAGCTTCGTCTAGGACTGTTTTAATTTCGTCCCTTAGATAGTCTGCTCTACCATTGAGCTTTTTCAACTTAGCGTCGTTATTGTCGCTCATTCTAATGTCCTCCTTTTAAGGTCATTCATTTTTAGTTGATTTTTAAGTAGGTCGTGTTGTAGTTGATCAACAACTGACCCGTAGTCATCTGTCTTGCCTTCTTGAAGCTGTTCAAGTGCTGATTTTAGTGTTGAAACCTTATCTGCTATTTGAGCTATGCTTTCTCTAGATTGCTCGCCAATCTGCCTACCTTCTTTTGCTCTTAAATCTGCAAGAGACTTAGCACGTTCAACCAATGTTTCGACAGTATCAAGAACTTCTTTGCAATGGTCAGCAAAAGTTTTATTGTTTGCTTGTTTGATTGCTACTGTTTCCGTTAAAGGATTAGCACCTCGTAGCACAGGCGATACCTCGAATATATCTACCTTGGTAATTT